ATGAGCACCGGAACTAACTTCACCAAAATGGCCCGCAAGCACTTCGGCATTGGCCCACGCACCCGCCAGCACCGCAACGGGCTGGCCCTCAAGGCTGAAATCATCGAAGCAATCGAGACCTCAAACCTCTACCCAGGTTATTACAACGAACAAATGTCAACACTCTTCGGCGCCGCACTGCCTGTCGCCCGCTCCTACCGGAAGCACGTAGACGGCGGGCGCATCGACCCGATGACCTCATACGAGATCGAGATGATGAGCCCATGGCAATTCTCGGCCTTCGTCGGAGAGATGATCGACGCCGGAATCAGCAACAACTACGAAGGCGAGATGTTCTTCCGGTCAATGCGGAAGGAACTGGTGAGCGCATGAGTGATTATGTAGTAACTGCGGACGATGCGGCGGTGGAACGGGTGGCGGAATCTATACATGGCACGGACTTGAGATACGAGAAGCCGTGGGCAACTGAAGACGTGTGGGTCAAGTACCAGATGCGCAGGAGGGCCCGCGCCGTTCTCGCCACCTTGAGGGAGGCGGGCGCATGAGCGAGGCGACTAGCGATGCGTAAGATTTATCCGTATCACGGGAAGACGAAGACGACTTACCGGGTCATCTACTCCACCAACGGTGTGCGTGCCGCGGAGACGTTCGACACCGAAGCCGAAGCGATAATGTTCAACACGCTCCTGGACCGGCACGACGGGAACGGGGCTAGGGCGCTCCGGTTGCTCGAGGAAGCACGCGGGGAAGGCCCCACGTTGGCCGAGTCGATGCGCGCCCACGTTGACCAGTTGATCGGTGTCGGGCCCGGAACTTTGAAACGCTACCGGACCAGCATCGACCAACACTTCTCACGACTCGGGCTCATCAAGACGGCGCGACTCACCCAAGCCGACATCAAACACTGGGTCCAAGAAATGGAAGCCAACGGTTACACGGCGAAAACCATCCTCAACCACAAAGGGTTCCTCGCCGCCGCACTCAACACCGCCGTCAACCACCAGATCATCAGCCACAACCCCGCCAAAGGAGTCAAAGTCGGGGCGGGCATGGCTCATGAGGAACCCATCCGCTACATCACCGGCGACCAATGGAAACTGATTATTGAGAACATGGCCCCGCATTACCGGCCGTTCTTCCAATTCCTACTAGCGACGGGGATGAGGTTCGGGGAAGCGACCGCGTTGGTTGCATCCGACTTCGACCTCACACAGCAGCCGGCGTTGGTTCGTGTATCCAAAGCGTGGAAGGAAAACGGTTCAGGTGGTCACGTCCTGGGCCCGCCTAAGACACGCAAAGGACGCCGCACCGTCTCAGTACCCGGCGCCACCGTTGAGCTCATCCTGCCCCTCATACAGCAGGCGGGGACAGGGCTCGTGTTCACCAACACACTCGGCGGACGCATCCTCTCATCCGCGGCGCACAAGATTTGGGGGCCCGCATGTTTGAAAGCCGGGTTCACAGCAGAGAACAAGCCGCGCATCCACGACATCCGCCACACCAGTGCGTCCATCCTCCTCCGACAAGGGCTCGACATGTACCAGCTCAGTCGCCGCCTCGGACACGCCAACATCCAAATGAGCATCGACAAATACTCCGACCTCATGCCCGACGCACACTTCAACAGCGCCGACATCGCAACCCAAGCACTCGAAGCCTTCTAGCATCCTTCGCTTTTACCGTAGATAAACTGCACATATGCGGGTAGACTGGGGGAATGAGCAACCATACTGAGGCTGAGCAGGATGAACTGGGCGAACTCATTTACGATTCGAGCCTTCGCCACACGGGCCACGCGTTCACCGTCGGATCCTTCAATGTGGCCGGGGATATTCTCGCCGCCGGATACCGCAAGGTTGAGGAGGCGGGCGCATGAACGAGGACCAAGGGTCATTCATCACAGTGCCGCTAGACGACCCAGTGGCGAACGCGCTGGCGAACGTGAAGAACGCCGCCGCCCGATTCTCTTACCCGCAGCGGGTCTGGGTCGGGCAGGCGGGCGCATCTGATGGCGCATGTTGAGGTGCGACCTTAGCGTTCGCGTTTGGGGGTCTCGCGCCGTCTGACCAGTGTTGCGGGTACCCATGCTGTGCGTGCGCGCGAGTATTCGATCCACTGAACCTGGACGAGCGTGTCGGTCCAGGCCATCGCGAACCCTTTCACCGTTCGTGGGCCGTCCGGAAACTGCAGGTCAGCCCAGATTGCCGGCGCCCGCTCACTAGTCCAGTGGATGCCCGTCGTTGGCGGCTCAACCTGCGCAGGCGGCTGGAACCTATCCGCGGACGGAGGAATGCCATGCCAACCACTACTCACTTAAACGACAATAGCCCGCCCTCCGAAGAGGGCGGGCTATACTTCTGTCACTTCAACAACAACATGGGGAACCAGCAATGCCACACACCAACGAGAAGCACACCAAAATCTGCCCCCGCTGCTCCCACCCCCGGAAAGGCGCCGAATCCTTCTGCACACAGGAGTGCATGGACGCCCTACTCGAAGAATGGGCCGACAGCCACACCATGTAACTACAGTGGTGTAACCGTCGCATTCACCGCAGCAAACGAAATGAACGTCGTCAAATACTGGGTAGTGCCGGCCGGGTCGTAGCTCACCGTGATCCTCGCCCCGCTATTGGCCTTCACCTGAACCAGGTGTGTCCCCGAATAGGTCTGCCTCGCACTCGTGCCAATACTCGCAAGCCGCACCCCAAGCGATGCCGGACCAGGGAGGAGCGTCGCGTCCTTCGCCTCGATCATATAATTCGAAGGCGCCGATGCACTGCCCAGCGAGTCAGTGCCGCCGAAGATGCTCGAATCGACCTTCACGGAGCGGGCGTAAGGGCGCGGCGGGATGACTATCGAGCAGAACTCCCTAACCACCGTCGACGTGCCACCGCTGATCGTGGTCGCCCGGTACATTTCCACCGGCAGGTGTTCCAACGACGGCAGGCCCAGGAAGTTACCCAGCGCGCGGGCAAGGATCTTGTTTCCGTCGTCGTTCAGGTGGATATTGTCCGTAACGATCAGTTCCCACCGGTCTTCACTGGTGATACCCATAGCCTCGAACGTGCGGGCCATGTCGAAGAACAGTACGTGCTCGGGACCGAACTCATCGGCGATTTCCCGCATCGCCGCGCCGAACGCGCTCCACGGGACCGGGCGGGTCACGTCGTAGCGGGGCTGCTGGTGGACGAGGACCTGTACCACGCCGGGGTTGTCGTTCTTGATCGCGGTCACCCACGTCCGCAGGTTGGTTTTGTAGGTGTCGACGGGGATGCTGTTGGCCCAGTCATTCGAGCCGATCATGTGGGTGACGAGGGTCGGTTGGAGCGCCGCGATCTTCGCCTGCGTGGCCGTGGTGAGGTAGTTCGATGATTGTGTGCCACCGATTGCCCCGTTATAGAACTGCGCCCCACTGGTCGGTTTCGTTGTCGCGTCTGCGAGGTTGATGACAGGGCGGGAGGTCAGGAGTGCGCTGAGGCGGCTGTACCAGCGGAAGTCCGTGGCTGAAGCGGTGCCGCCGTTCGCAGTCGAAGATCCGAGGCTGACCCATGTTGCGGCGGTTGCGCTCTGGTTCCGGAGGGCGGCTTCCCACCGTTTCAGGGCGCGCTGGAACGGTGACGCGTAGACATCGTTGGCGATCTTCTCCACTTCCTGCCGTGCAGGAGAAGCGGTGTCCGTCAGGGTGTCGTTGATCTGCGCCTTCACGGCGTTGTTGGCGTCCGTCCCCGCCATAGCCAATTCGGTGGTTACGGCGGCGGTCGTGGTGTAGCCCCGCTCCGCAAGCTCCGTATCCACGAGCGCGTCCACCGCCGCCCGGGTCTGCGTCCCAGCCCCGTTCACCGCGGCGCTGATGGCATCATCCGCCGGCGCGCCCACGAGAGCAGCAGCGGCCGCAGCGTTCGCGGCGGACTCCGCCACATCATCCGCCACCCCCTGCACCCCCTCGAGCGCGGCAACAGCAACATTCTTCAACCCCTCATAGGAGGTCAGGTACCCGGTGAAACCGCCGCCAGCCCACGCGACCCGGTCAAGTGTTGCGTGGGTGAACGCGGGCCCGAACCCGTTGGCGTTCACCTGGACGGGGTTCTCCAACGGCGTCCCGTCAACCGAGGTGATGTCCAGTGGGGTCTGGTTGGTGTCCCCGGGGGCGAAGATGGTGACAGTTGCGTCTTGTGCGACGTTCTCCGGGTTGGCTGGGTCGGCAGCGAAAATCTGGTCAAACGTGAATGCCATTGGGGGCCTTCCTTCTTAAAACAGTGAAGGCCCCCACGAGAGGGCCTAATGACAGGTGTTGCGGGTTAGGCGCGGTGCTTAGCGGTCGTGTTGGGTACGGCATACACGCCCGCTGAGGTGATGACGGTCGCGCACAGGGCAGTAACCCACTCACCCTGCGTGATCGCCTCACCGCCCAGCGAGGCAGCAGTGACAGCGCCCGTGAGGATGACAGCGCCAGGTGCGACGAACGCGACAATGGCTTTCAGATACGGTGCGAAACGGTTCAAGGGGTCTCCTTCAGGTTGACGGTGGTTTCGATGGAGTCAATGGCGCTTTTCACGCCTGCCTCGGCGGCGGCCTGCACCCCGGCCAGCAGCTTGGCTTGATCGAACGGCTCGCCTTTGGAAAGCGCGGCGATGGCGCCGACGAGCCCCTTGATCTGGGCGTTGCCTGATGCGACCGATGATTCAAGGCGCGAGGCCCGGGTGTTGGCGGTCTTCGCGTAGTGCATGCTCAGGTACAGCAGATGCTCGGCGGAGTGCTCGGTGCCATGAAACGCCTTGTCGCCCGCCTTGAGCGGCAACTGCTGCTGCCAGATAAGCTGCCCATTAGCCAGGCCGTCGAGTTTCTGCTGATTCGTTTTTGCCATGGTGGGGTTCCTTACGGGAGGTAGATGCCGGGCAACCCAGCGATGAGCAGTTCAGGTGCGGGAGGAGCGCCCGTGTTTCCGGGCGCGATAGGGGTGACAGTTTCGACCCCCACGAAGCTGAGCGGGTCACGGCGTGAGTAGAGCCCATCGTTGTAGTTGATAGGCCACTTCACCGCGGACCAGTGGACGTGCGGCCCGCCGGAGCGCCCACTGTTGCCGGACAGCCCGAGGAGTGTGCCCGCGCTGATTCGCTGCCCCGTCATGTGGTCGAGGTCGGTGCGGTTCATGTGCGCGTAGTAGGTGCCGAATTCGCCGTGGTCGATGAACACGGCGAGCCCAGTCGCCCACTTCGCGGCGGGGTCGGTGGTGAACCCCCACTTGATGCACATGTCGTAGGGCATGTCTCGGCCATCGCCGGAGAAGTCGACGACTCCATCACCGGGCGCGTAGATGGGCGTATCCATGGGGCAGGCAATGTCGATGCCGTCGTGCCCGTAAGGCTGATAGTTCCCGTATACGGGGTGCGGGTTGTTCAGCGTCGGGTTGACGCCGAACACCTGGGAGAACGGCCAACCCGTTACAGGAAGCCTCGAGAGTAGAGTCATGTGGTTTCCTGTCGGTCGTCTTGGGCTTGCTGCCGGATGTGCTCACGGATCAGCTGCGGATCCAAATACTCTTTGAGGGAATCCGGGATGCTCGGACGCGGCGGCGCTGAACCATCCCGCTCCCAAAGAAGGAACTGCTCAATGAAATTCATCGCCACACGGAAAGCCGCCGTGACCTTCCCAATCCCATCCCGAAGCTTCGTGATCTCCGCTTCCTGCGCGGTGCTCCTAGTGCGGAGGTCCTGGATGTCACTATCCAGCCGTGAGAGAGCCGAATTGTAGATACGCTCAGCCCTGTCATAGGCGGAAGCGTCAACTTCCAACTCTTTGACCTTCACCGTCGATTTACTCGTGTACCTGACACCGATGACCGATACAGCCCCCGTAATGAGGGCGATGATGATGCCAATCCACCAGTCCATTAGGAGATCACCCCGACGATCTGTCGGTGGTCGCGGTCCCGGTCCCCGGACATCCCGGACACGACCATCACAGCGCCGGCCATCAGGCCATAAACAATTGTTCCCATGTACCCGGTTGGTGCGTCGCCGACAAACCAGCCGATCAAGTAGAGGAAGCCCCAAAGGATGGGGACCAAGGTTAGCGCCATGAAAGCGTAACGGTCTCTCGGACGGGGCAGTACGCATGAAACCACCGCGACCACTCCCGCGAACCCCCACGCCATCCCCAAGTATTCGAGGGGCACATACGGGTTGATCCAGCCGAGGGTGGAAGTTCTGCCGCCCGCGTCCGGGGTGAGGACATAGGACGCTGATATTGCTATGTAGGCGGAACCAAATAAGAGTTGGAAGGCCCCGCGCCTGCCATTGATTTTCGGGGTAGCCATAAGGCCTCCTGCGTTATAAGTGTGTGAGCGCAGGGGTGTATGTTTAAGACTCCCGCAAGGGAGGCTGGCACCCAGGGCTCAATCCTGGGTGCCACACCTTTGTTTATGCGGTGGCGCTAATAGTCGAGGACGGCGCAGTTCACGTCGAACGAGAACCCCTCATCAGCCACAGCCGTCCCCGACTGCAGCCGGAGCGACACCACGCCCGTCCCCATGTTCACCCGGACATTGCAGGCCACGTTGAACCCGCCACCCCGAATCCAAGACGCCAGATAACGCACATGCTCGGTATCCGTCCGCGCCGCAACCGGAATCACAGCACCGAAATCCGAATACGACGTTGAAAGAGTCAGATTCGAGGCCGTCGACTTCCTAGTAACAGTCACATCCACCAACCGCCGGCGCCCATCAACCTCCACCCGACCCGTATTCGCATACGCAGTCGACGGACTCAACGGAGACAAATAGGTTGGGGGCACCGCGGAAGCAACCCACCCAAACACCCCGTTATCGCCCGGCAAATACTGCCAAACCGTGTCACCCACCGTCAGGGAAGTGCCCGGCTCATTCAGGTACGCCTTCGCAAACGAATCCGCCGCAGCCAGGCCACCATTCGCGGCCCAACACCTAAGATCAACGCGCTCACCAAGGATGTTGCCCTTGACCTCCTGCAGATACAGCGGCTGGTCATCGCGGATGCCAGGCCGGCGGTTCCACGCACCATCTGACGTGCCCACAGCCGGAAGCGCTTTCACACCCCCACCCTGGATGATCCGCAGCTCCGTCAACCCGCCGGGGGGCTGCCAATCCCTGCGCAACACAACCATGTCCCACCGCGTACCTGTACCCGCAGACGCGAACTGGATCGGCGCCAAATCCGACGCGACATCCACCGTCCCCGGGCCCAACGCCGTCCCGCCCGGGATCGAAACCATCCGATCACCCGCAATAGTCGACGCCGCAAAATCCGCCGCACCAACAACCGAATACCGTTTCAGCAGCTTCGCGAACTGAACTTCATCAACAGTCCCGTCATACCCAGCACTGACAATCGCCACGGGGTTACCTCACCTTCACGTTAGTTAGACCCCGCCAAAGGGTTCGTATGGCTTTTGCCAGTTTCGCGTCCGGGCTGTTCTCGATAGCGCCGACCGATGGCTGCACTGTGAGCCCGTCAGCTTTGTTCCAGGTGATCGTCGCCGCCCGTAGTACGTCAGTGCGCTCGAGGGCGCCGACCTTGATGGTTACGATGTCGCCGACCACGACCGTCCCGTAACGGAAATGCGGTGTCTCGGAGAGTTCCAGCGCGAACCCGTTAGTGGGTTTCCCTTCGAATAGGACTTCACTGTTGGACTGGTCGAGTTCCGCGGCTGTGTCGCCGTTGCGGGAGTCCGCGAACACCTCAACTTTCTTCCCGAAGCGGGACTCAAGGGTGGGGTCCACGGCGCTCCGGAAGGTGCGGGCAACACCCTCACCTTTACCGCCGCCAACCACACGGGTCACAGTGGGGCCCTTGCTCGCCCACGACCACGACCTCAGGACCCCCGATTTTTCAGTCAGCGCCTTCGGATACGTCGCCGGCTGATACACGTCCAGCACGAGGCCCGCCCCCGACTGGTAGCAGCGCACACCAAGGCCCGCCAGCTCCACCGCCGGGAACAACCTGTCAGCCAAAGGGTGCATACGCACCTTCACCCCGCCCGGGACGACAGCGCCCCGGTTCAGGTTCACCCCGACACTGATCGGCAAACCGAGCCGGTTAATCGCCTGCTCGGTGACCATCGTCTTAACAATGGTTTCCGCGTTCCCCGTGTAAGTCCGGTACTCGGCCGTACCTTGCGCGCTGATCGCCGCAGTAGGGACCTGCCAGCCAAGGACCTCCCACAGCACGGCTAGATCGTCTGTCACTGTCACAGTGATCGAAGAGGAACCTGCCGGGCCGGAACCCCTCGCCTCGGTCACGTACCCTGACAGAAGCGGAATATCCAAGCCTGGATGCTCAATTACCATCCGGGCTCCCTCAGCAAGAATGTCAGCAGCCCGGTTATGATCAGCCGGGAACGTAACCTCAGCCGACCCGACAACGTTGAAACCCACCGTGACCGTAACCTCGGTCGGAGTCCCCAACCAGCCGCGCCGCTGAAACGCCTTGTCATAAATGGTGATCTTCAAACCATCCATGGAATCACCACGCCCGATAGAAACGAGGTTTGATGGTGGCCTCAACAGAGCCACCCGCGGGACCGGACATAGCCAGAGACAACGGGCGCTCCTCACCAGCAGGAATCGGCGCGAAATCCGCCGACCCCAACTGTGCAGTCACGTCTACACCGTTCAACCACGCAGACTGAACCGTCGGGTCCGTATCAATAACCAGAACATCGCCCTCAACCAGGGCCACATTCCACTGCACCGTCGCGCCGTCAACGCCCACAGTCACCGAAGTAAGAGGCCCGCGAACAGTCCACACCGGCCACGCCTCAAGGTCTCCCTCATTGGTGATTGAAGCCGACGACAACTGCGACCCTGAACTGACATGGAACAAGGGCGCTTTGCCCGCTCCCCCGTAGAAGTCCAAAGACGGGTCAGACACCGACCACGTTCGTCGGGCCGGTTCGCCCTCCCAGAAGGGCGAATCGGCTATCAGACTCACGCCATACGTAGCCCAACCTTGCCTCGCCGGGTCCACCGGAAACGAATGCTGCCCATCGTCCACAAACCGGCACACCAAACGGCGCGTACCCCCAGCAGGAGAAGTAACAGCCCACGCCCCATGACGGCCCGGCTGCAACGAACGCCAAAACGCCCGGTCCCGCTCAACCCACTCAACAGACCCAGCATCCGAATACACATGCACCGGCCAAAACACCGGGCGAGGCTCAACCAAATGCCCCCGGTAATACTGACCATGCACCGCCGGCGAAGAACCCGTCCACGCATGGTGAGGCGGCATGGCTAGACCCTCCACGCCGCCCCGCTCGAGGAACACCCCGGAAAGGGCATCGCCCAGATCCCAGAACGAACCATCCCAGCCAGACCAAGAAACCTCGAAACCCCGCCAAGCAGACACAGGCGCCGGCGGAAGGACAGGTGGCGTCCCGTAAACAAGAGGACTCATGCGAACACCACCCCGTCCATTCCGGCCATCGTCTGAGACCTGCGCTTTTTGGTTTCGATCTGCTGGGCTACCTGTTCAGGGTCCCAACCAACATTGCCGTAGAAGTTGATGTCTCCACCGCCCTTGCCCGCGCTCATGGCGCGCATTTGGTCGTGGGTGAAGATCGCTTCGGGTTTGCCGGTCTTGTTCTGCACGAGCTGGGGCCGGCCGCCGTTGGGCTGCAGAATCCCACCGTTGTCGTACAACATGGCCTCGGCCTTACTATCGCCACCGGGGAGCTTGTCGAGCAGCCAGTCCTTCACGCTGCCGATCAGCTTCTTACCAATCCCCCGCGCCAAATCAACCATCACGCCAGACCCGGTAAGACCCTTCAACATCTTGTCCACGTTGATCAGATCACCGATCTTCCCGAACACGTCCACGCCACCACCGCCGTTACCGGAAGGCTTACCCGAACCGCCCGGGTACAGGCGCCGCAGGTTCGCAGCGTCATACGCAGTCGGCCAAAGCGCACCACCACCAGCACCGAGATACGGGTTCATCACCGACGTGTTGCCCTGGTTGTGATTCAGCCCCAGCGCGTGGCCGACCTCGTGGACCGTAGTAGCCAACTCGTTAGGCCCGCCCGGCTTGATAGCGATACCTTGGCCGCTGTAGTAGCCGATCCAGTTCGGGTTGAGCATGCCACCGTGGCGGACGCTGATGCTGTTCTGGCTCATCAACCGGTCATCGGTCCACCGGCCTGCGGTGACGTTCAGCCCGGACAGCCCCTGCCACGCCCCTACTGCGCGCTGCAGCATGCCAAGGGGGAACGCGCCCAGGGTGCGGAAGTGCATAGCCCCGGCGCGTTTCGCGGCCTGCTGCGGCCCGTTCCAGATGTGAGGCTCGGAACCAGGCATAGGCGCGCCCAGTCCGGCCGAACCACGAACAGCGGCCGAAGCCATCTGCGCCAGACGGTCCTTACCGAGAGCCGCCGTCTGTTCCTTCGTGAACACGTACTCGCCCTTATGGACTACACCAGCGGGGTCGTACTTCCCACCATCACCCGTGTAACCACCGTGAGCGAACCCCTTAGGCAGTGCAATCTTCTTCAGCTTGTCGATACCAGGCAGGAACCCAGCTATTTTGTTGAACGACCCAATCAGGCCGCCATTGATGACCGTGTCCACAATGAACCGGACAGGCTTCTTAGCGATGTCCTGCATCCGGTCCCAGATGCCCTTGACCGCGTCAACGCCCTTCTGGAAGGCTGCCGGGATTGTGTCCCGAACCCAGCCCCGCAGAGCCTGGAACACGGGCTTGATCTTGCCCCAAGCGTCGCTGATGATGTCCCGGATCTTGCTGAACACCGGGGACACCACATTGTCGCGCAGCCAAGTGAACGCCGGGCCCAAAGTCGACCGCAGGAAGTCGCGGATGGCCGTGAAGATGCCCTTCCAGACAGCCCACTGGGTGCTGATCAGCCCACCAATCCACTTGAATACCGGGCTAATGACCGAATTCCACAGCCACATGAACACGGGGGCTACAACATACTTCAGGACAGAGACAACGAGTTGGAAGATGGCTTTAGCTGCCGTCCACCAAACGCTGATCGCGGCCCGCATGAACCCGAAGACCGGTTTCACGATCTTGTTGTAGAGCCAAGAGAACACTGCCCCAACGACTCCGAAGACCTTCTGGACGACGGGCAGCACATACGTTTGGAACCAGGCAACCGTCCCGCCGATGAACGACCGGATCGCGCCCCAAACCACCGTAATGATCTTCTGCCCGGCCTCCGTCTGCGTGACAAACCAGACCAGACCAGCAACAAGCGCACCAACCGCCGTAATAACCAGGCCAATCGGGTTAGCCCGCATCGCCGCATTCAAGAGCCACTGACCAGCAGTCGCAGCCTTAGCGACGACAGCGTGAGCCGCCGTGGCAACCCGGCTGGCCACCGTTGCGGTAGTGTTCCTCACCGTCGCAACAAGGCCCGCCCGCTGAGCGACCAACTGCGGCCCCTGCGCGGCAGTGTTCGCCCGGATCGCAGCAGCAAGCGACCGGTTAGCCGCAGCCTGAGCAAGCGCCGTAGGCACCGCCAGAAGGGCAGCAACATTCGCCAACGCCTGAGCAGCCCGAACAGCAACGAACCCGGCCGCCAGACCAATGATCAGCGCCGTCAGAACGCCCGTGTGGTCCGCGAGGTACTGCATCGCGGAAGTCGAGCCCTCCAAAAGAGGGATCAACAGGGGAAGCGCGCCGGCGACAAGCTGCCCGATCTCACCAGACATCTCACCGAGAGCGCCACCCACCTCGAGGAGGATCGGCCCGGCAGGCTTAGCAACCGCCAAGATGGCATCAAACAGCGGCGCGAACTTCGTGAAGTCGCCGCCTGCAGCGCCAGCGAAGGCCTCCCGCAGCCGGTCCCACGCCTGATGAATCCGGTAAGCGGCGCCTTCCATCCAACCCGGGAAGCCACTCGAAGTGATCTCCCCGTCGTTGTACTTCCACGCAGCGGCGAAAGCACGAATACCGCCGATGCCCTCGCCGACGACCTTGCCGAATCCCTGCGACGGATCAAGACCAAGCGCCTTCACCAAATCGGGGGTAAGAGCACCAGCGCCGAGCGTGGACTGGAAAGCAAGAACCCGATCCAGGAGGGATGAGACGCCCGTTACAAGCCCGAGGGCCTGCCGCCGGGCAGCAGTGAACGCCGGGGCCAGAACCTTACCGAACTTCGCCGACGTATCAGCAGTAGCCGCGGAAAGAGTTTTCTGGATGTTCGCAGTAGACGTAGCCGTGCGGGCGAAGTCGCCCTGCGCGTCCGTGGTCTGCTTCATGATCAGGTTACGGGCGACGAGTGCCTTGGTCTGCGGGTTCAGGGCTTCCTTCGTGGACGCAACGAGCCCCATCGAAAGCGCTTCCTGCCGCATCGTGGCGTCATCGAGCATCACACCATAAGCACGGATCGGCTCAGTCTCACCACGTAGAGCCGCACCAATAGCCTCAATGGCCTGCTCCGGGCTTGTGCCCTTGAACGACGCCATATCCGCGGCGAGCTGCGTCTGCTCAGTAGCGAAATCAGCGAGAGCGGACCCGGACAGGCCCGCAGCCTTGCCATAAGTGCCAAACGTATTCGCAGCGTTGATAACCTGCTGCTGGTTCAGGCCCATGCTTTTCGACGCAGACAACGACTGCTTGACGATCTGATTCATGTTCTTGCCGAACACAACACCAGCCGCGGCCGTGGAATCCTCAAGTTCAGAGAACGCCTTGACCGAAGTCGTAGCGAACCCCAGAACTTCGCGGGTACCCAGCACTGCGAGAGCGGGCCCAACAAACTTCTTCAGGCTAGAGGCGAACCCGCCACCCATCTTCTCGCCAGCAGCAGCGCCGGACTTGCTGGCCATGCTCTCGACGCCAGAGAGTTCCTTATTGACGCTCTTGCTGATCCCCGACGCCGAAGCAACGATGCTGACGTAATACGCGGCGAGTTCTTGAGCCATGCGGCACCCCTTAAATGAAAAGGGGGCCACACGGCCCCACAGACTTAATTGCTCGCATGATGCTTGCGCCGGAAAGCCTCAGCCCTCGACACCGCGTAATCCTGCTTCTTCGCCATCTCCAACACGCCGAGCGGGTAATCCCGCATCTCAGGCGCCTTACCCTTACCACCAGCCTGCCCATGAGCGATCCGGTACAAGGCGTTCTCGACCAGCCAGGCAGCTTCGACTTCCTCAGTGACAGCCGACCCGCCACCGAGACGCACCCCGACCGCTGACCCGCGGGGGAGGTTCGCAGCCAACACCGACACCTTCCGCACACTCACAACGCCGCGATACATGTCCGCCAAATCCACTTGGTAATACCGGTGCAGGTCAGCCTCGAGCGCTTCCCCATGATGGGCTAGGAGGAAGACGAGGGTGGTTATTTTCCCCGCTGCGCCTCACCCATGTACTCCTCAAGGAACGCCTGAGTCGTCGCCAGAGACACGCGCCCCTCAGCTTCCTTCACCTGCGCCTTGAACTTGTCGTACTGCTCAGCGCCGAGCATCCGCTGCAGGGCCGTCGCGAACTGGTTACCCTCAAGCGCCTCGAAGAACTCGAGGTCGTCAATGAGATCGGGGTCGACCGTGTACTCAGTGCCGCGCCAATCAAACTTCGACTTCTTCGACACGACGTCGCTCTTGGCGGTCTGACGGTCGGAAGGCTTCTTTACGCCGGCGGGAATTTTGGTTTCAGACATGGTGGTTTCTCCTAAAGTAGGTCGTGGTGAGTTATTGGTGAAAGGTGGGCGGGGGAAACCACCACGGAAAAACACCCCGCCCACCGGTCTAACTACGCAGCAGGCAGGTACGCCGGCGCGTTCGTAAGGATGTACGAATCCCCGATAATCTCCAGGGTGAACCCATACATGGTCATCGAAGAGTTCGTGTGCGAAAGCTCCTCCCGGTCGGTCACTTCGACCTTCTCGCAGCACAGGAACTTCGTCACACCGCCGTCAACGAACTTGAACACAGCGGCCCGGGCGATGGTCCCGATACCCTCAGGCAGGTCAACGCGGGCAACCGCAGTCGAACCGGTCCCCGAAACCACGGCAGCACCGTGGCCGTGGTACAGCTCAGTGACCCCGGGGGTTTCCTCGAGCGCCTGGATGCTGATCGACTTCTCCGTCGAAGTGACCTTCGTGCGGAGAGTCGTGCCGCCCTGCCAGCCCTTGAACTTCTCCACATCAGTGGACACAGCCAGCGAAACGCCATCCTCAGACAGCCAACCCAGCGCCTTGAACGGGGCAGCGGGTTCGGTCAGATCAGTCGGCAGGGTCGAACCCAGCGGGGCAAGGAACACCTCAGAATCGAGGTCCCCATACACCCGGATATTGTCGTAATTCTTCGTCTCAGCCACGGCCAGACTCCTTCTGCTCGGTTACATTTTTAGGGGTCTCAGCCGGGGCCGAGGGTTTCGGTTCAGGGTCAGCGACACGCGCCTTACCCCGGACGATCAGCGAACGCGCATCATCGTCATTCACCTCAGCGGTAGTCCCGCCGTTATAGGTGCGACCGCCAGGGGTCGTGTACTGGTTAGCGAAAGTGACTCTCAAGGGGTCTCCTCGGGCATAGCAAAGGCCCCACACCATGGCGGGGCCCAAAAGGACAGGAACAGTTAGAGGGTGGTGCCGCGGAAGTGCAGGACGACGTTCTGTCGGTAGCGGGGTACGCGGGCGTCAGGGTCCGGCATGTAGACGGGGCGGCCCAGTTCCTCAGTGGCTTTGCACTGCTCACCCTGCACCGTCACGCCAGCAGCGGCACGGATCAGAGCCCGAACTTTCGCGGCCAGTCGTTCGGCCTTCGGGTTCGTCGTATCCCACGAACCCACCAGCAGTTGCCCGCCATCAGTCACCGGAGTCACCAACGCGCCGCCAGCATTCTCCACCAGCACAAACGTCGCAGGCCGAGTCGCAGGAACCTCACCAAGAACCGGCACATCAAGCGCCGCATCAAGGTACCGGATCAACCACACCGCCGGATTGGGGAACTCAATCAGCTCAGCCACCACCGGCCGCCTTAGAAAGTCTTCCGTCCTTGGCCTCGTGATACATCGCACTAAATGACTCAGTAATCACAGACGCCCGCGCACGATTCGGACCAACCCTCGAAGACGCACTATGACCATCACCCGCACGAGCCGCAATCTTCTCAGCCTCAGCAAGCAGGTGCTTCTCAAGTGCAGGATCCCGCAGCATGTCGCGCACCGTCTTACGGTTCAGCTTGAAATCAGCCATCGAACCTCCCCAGCATCACAACAACCCCAGACTCGCCACCGCTGAAGGGGTTACGGCCCCAATCTCGGCCATAACCAGCCACATCAAACGGCTCATCATGACCCGGTAAACTCACCCGGTCCCGCGCACCAACCACCGTTCCCGGCGGCATATACACCGTGAACTCAGCAGACACACCCTCACGATTCGCCTCAAACCCCTCCACCACAGCACCAGGAGCAACAGCACAACCCTCAACAAGCACAGGACCAGACCAAGAATCCGGCTCCCCATACCCATCAACCACACCCCCCGGCACATGAGTGAGCACGCCCACCGTCACACCAAACGGATGCCTCACCACCACACACCAGCCGGCGGAACATAGTGGGGGCTCATTGGTGAAGTGACAGGGATCGTATCGACCGTGAACGCGCCGCCAGTAGTACCGCCCGGCGCGCGAAGACGCTTCAATTCCGCATCCGTAATCCACAACTCGCCAGGCTGATCCCCGCCCAGAGTCACCGAGCCACTAAACGGGCCCGTCGTCTCTTGCCGCGTGCGGACGCCCTCAGGATTGCGGAACTTACGCTCCACCATCGACACAACGACATCCCGGACATCCTCAAGCAAGTCCGGCTCAAGCCCACCATCAATACGCGCCTGCAACCCCGGCACTTCAGACCGCACAAGACGCTCCGCCCGGCCCAACCAAGTAGTCACCGACGCCAGATCCTCCGGCGCACCCAGCCCAATCCACGCATCAAGAACGTCCTGCGCAACAGTCCACGACATAGCCGCTCCTAACTAGTCCTTGCGGGTACGACGCTGACGCTTAGGCGCAGCAGATTCCTTCTCGGAAACAGGTTTCTCATCACCAGACTCAGCCCCGCCAGCGGCGGGCACCTCAACGAAGTGCCCGCCAGCCAGCAGAGTCGCAGCATGGTCATCAGCAACCTGGACAATAACCCCAGATTCCTTCTCGACCAGGCGCATGGTTAGACGGCATCCTCGTACGCGACGAACGCGCTCTTGTCGAGGATGGCCCAACCGAAGATGACCTCAGTGAGGTACGCGACCGAGTTGCGGCGCTGCAGATCGCCGTTTCCGAACGGGTCGCCGTACTCGATCTTCTTGGTGAACATGTCCAGCGCGTAACCGAACTTCAGCGCATCCCAGTCGCCGCCGAAGCCGCGGACCTTCGTGTCAGTCGACGCGTCAACCTGACCCGAAACGGTCTTCGAGACAGCGACGTTCTGGCCGGCGTACGTGGTGACAGCCGAACCCATCTGAATCTCAGGGTTGAGACGCTTGCCGTCAGCACCGCGGGCGGTAGCCAGCGAGTACACGAAACGAGGATCCAGCGCGAAGCCGGAGAAGTCGTTGCCGTTGGCACCGTTGACAACGAGACCGTAACCGGCCCACAGTTCGGCGTCAGCGTTCGCGCCCGTGGTCAGCTCGATACGGTTCGTGGTCTGGTTCACATACTCGTGACCGGACGTGAGAACCGCACCATTCGACGCCTGGCGGTTGTGCAGGACCGCGAGGTCGATCTGACGGGCGATAGCACCCGACAGCTCAGTCTGGAGGAGACCAAGAACGCCAGCAGGGTTCGTGAGAACCGACTCCATCGTGAACTCGAGGCCAACCACAGCCTTGATCGGCTTGACGACCTTCGCACCCATCTGGATGTCACTGTCAGGCTTGAGCCCGCCTTCACCAACAATCGACGCAGCAGGACGCTTCGTCACAGTCGGGAAAACGTTCTCGCCCAGGATCATCGGCGTGCTTGAAGCAAGCGACGGGATAATCGACTGAGCAGTAGCGGTCTGCCAAATCTCAGCAGAGACGTTACGGGGCAGGAGGTTAGTCCCACCGGGGCCGGCAACAAGGCCAGCAGTATCTTTAGTAGCCACGAGGCTATTCCTTTCGAAGGCGGCTTAGAAGCCGAGAACCTGGAGGGCCTGCGCTTCCTTGTTGGAAGCTGCCGGGCCATTGACGCGGTTGAGCGAGGACGAGCGGGGCCCGGCCTTCTGTTCACCACGGAATTCGATAAGCGCATCCGCTGCGGCTTCGAGTTCTTCCTGCGTGCTGCCAGACAGCAGCGCCGCGGGGACTCCCTTAGCGTTAGCGACCTCAGCGCGGAGTGCCTTTACTTCCAGTTCGGTGGCACGCTTCTCAGCGGCCGCCGCACGGGCTTCGGCTTTCTCGGCTTCGGACTTATTGGCTTCTTCGATCTTGGCGAGCTTCGCGGCACGGGCCTTGAGGTCGTCGTAATCGGCGAAACGCTTGCGCTCCCGGTCAAGACGCGCCTGGATAATACGGTCAAGGTCTTCCTGAGATTCAGGGGCCTTGAACGAGTCAGGGGCGTCGGTCTCGGTGTGTTCTCCCGCATCAGCGGTAATGTCCTCAGACATAGGTGTATTGCCTTCCGTTTTAGCGCCGTCGCGCGTTTACATGGACCGCGCAGACGGGCGCGTACCGCTTAGCGGGAGACCGCTAAAGATCGAGCAACCGAGCGTTCTTGCGCTGGTTGCAAATCAGGTGCACGTAAGCCAGATTCTCGGCAACGTGGAGGCCGCCACGGGATAGCGGAATGATGTGGTCCAGCGACTTACTCATTCGATCCGGGTGGGGCAAGTCTGCATCAATGATTTCGCAACAGATGTAGCACGCTGCCTGCGATTGTTCCCAGACCGCGCCGAGGTCTACCACCTCGGCGCGGGTGCCAGCGATAAGCGCGCGGCGCCGATTGTGGTATTCACGGACGCGTTCAGCGTTGTCGCTTTTCCACTTGGACTGCCACTCCGCTTTGCTCTGGCTGTTGGCGCCAACCCAAGCGCGTTGCAACTTAGCTTTGCGCTCAGCGTTCTCCGCATGCCACTTCTGGCTGTACGCGGAATACCGCTTCTTATTCGAAGCGACGTACTCGCGCTTGCAAGGACGGCAGTAGTACTCGTGGCCGTCCTTGCTTTTGGCCTGCTTGTTGAACTCGGCTAGCGTCTTGTCAACGCGGCATTTGCTGCAGATCTTAGATGCGGTAAGATTATCCATATCGGCCCCTAGAAGGTCGGTCACAGCCCCGGAATCTGCCAGGATTCGCGGGGCACTTTAATCTTCTAATTGTACCAGCTATTTGGCGCCAATTGCCTTACGCATCTCGGAGAGAATCATTTTCTGCGAGGCGGCTTGATCGCCGAAGCCCACATACCCTTGGGTTTTGCGGTAGTCATTGACCTTGCCGCGGGCATCCGCGTAGGCGTCGAAATACTTGTCGGCGTCCGACTGCATCTCAACGTAGTTGTCTTCAAACACGGGGACGGCCCGGCACTTGCAGTGATCGTGGAAGTTGTCGCCCAGAGCCCGAGAGCCACGCGGCTTTATGCCTTTGGCTTGGCCGCCACGCGACTTCACCTTGGGGATGGGCGTACCACGCCCCACCACGCCGCCAGCCGCGCCCTCAGACGAATAGGCGGCACCACGAGAGGCGAGCATCCCGCAGAACGCACAGCAACCAACCTTCGGCACCCGCTGGAAACCAACAGTCACCCGGTCAATCGACCCGTTACCCGCAATCGTGTCGCCGGCCATCTCCGTCAACACCTGAGTGAGCCCTCCGGACAGCAGCGAGTACATGAGTGCCGAACCGCCCTGCTCAAACACCGCCGGCGCCGAACCGAACCCGACCAGGCTCGTCCACCGCGGAGTCTCAACCGCATCCAGGGTCTGAGCCGTGAACGAACCCCCAACCCCGGAAATATCCCGGACCTCCTCATAAAAGGAAGCCGACACAGCCGAAGACGCCGCCGCATACGGGTTGAACACCTCAGGAAACGCTTCGAACAGGACACGCCGGGTCCGCTCGGGCGACTCGCCCTCGAGCGATGAGACCAACGCCCGCAGATCAGCAAGCGCCGCAGCGTTCAGCCCGCTAAGGGTGAGGTCGTAACCCTGCACCACGCTCAGGGGCAGCACTAGGCGTCACCGCTACCGCGCTCCGCAGCCACAGCCTGCACCTCAGGGCTAGCCTCCGCCGCATCCAACCGCGCACCAATGCCAGACACCAACTGAGACACGGCAGACCGCCGACGATCAGCAACAATCCGATCAATCGTCGTCTGATCAAACCCCAACTGTTCCAACGTCACCGCCGAATCAGGAGGAAGAACGCCGGCAGTAACTAGCTTCATCACAGCATCAGCCGCAGCGGCCTTTGTCGGAGTCGACGGGTCACGCCACTTGGTAGTCAGCAGCTCAAGGCCCTCATCCGACCCGCCCGCGATCTGCACTGCCATCCGCATAGCGTCAACCCAAGCCGCACCAAACGGCTCATGCGCCGACTCTGCGTCAGAGTTCAGTTCCAGATACGCCGTGTGCATCGCCGCGTCTGACGCCGGGTTGTCATGAATGATGCCCAGCGCATTCACGGGGATACTCGTCTCGCCGGCGAACTTCGCCGCAATCGTCCGAAGCATCTCAACATGAGGCTGCATCGACATCTGCGGGAACTGCCCAACCGTGGGGATGTCGCCATCCTCATCCTTGCCAATAGCAAGCATCCGGCCCAGCACCGCATCCCACTGCGTCTTCTTCTCACCGTTAGGGCCAACGAATGCCTCTTCATTGGCGCCCAGGAGGTAACGCTGCGGAGAGCTGTAGAACTCCGCACTAACCTCCATCCGGAGGCTCGTGCGAATCGCTTCATCCGTGATCCGCATGACACCCTGCGTAATCCGCGAACGCCCGAACGGATACTCCGGCGACGAATCATAGGCCAGCACCACAACCGGGCAACGCCCCAGAGAATGCGGGGCATCCTCCACCGACCAGCGCCCCCGCTCAAACTTCGCGGTAACAATCTTGTCAGCCAAATACAGGATGAACTCAGTCGGGTGGCCAGACTCCTGCGACACCACCGACAGCGCAGCCGAAGCCCGCCGCCGGTTAGCGTCCCACAGCGCAGTGCTCGAGGTCGGTGAAAGCGTCCGAACAACGGCCGCCGGCTCGCCCTCACCACCAGCCATCACCGCAACGAACGACACACCATAAGTCAGCGCCGACATATGCGCATGATGAGCCTCAATACCAAGACGGTTCTCAGCCCAAATGCGGTCCAGCCCGAAATCTGCGGCGTCCTCACCGGGAATAGCGAATCCACCAAGCTTGATCCTCGACGCCAGCGACTTAACAGCCTTATACGGCCAGCCCATAACCGTCTCAAACGACGCCAACTGCGGCGGAATGGCAATCCCAAGCTGTCGAACCAGCTGCTTGCACTCGAAATACCGCTGCCTCGTCAAATTGATCCACGAAACCGCGTTCAACTGTGAGAGACACTGGTTTAGGGCCTCATTATCCGACTCGGACAGGCCGGGAACTACCAGCGTATCGATCATTACAGAACCAACACCTTCCCGGCTGCCCTCGAGCCTTGCCGCACCTTGCCAGAATTAAGAACAATGCCGCGCCCCATGCGGGCGCCGACCATGCACACAGCAAGATCCACAAGCTGAGCCGAATCACGCGAAGCCTTACCGATGGAATAACCCCACTGGTTCGGGCGCCGCTTCGCGTTATGGACATGGGTTCGGAGAGCCGAAGACCCGTCGTGCGGGAACCCGCTGTCTTCGTCCACCTCTTGGGCAGTCAACATCGCAACCTCCGTAAACAGTTGGTTGCGCTGGACGGCCCCACGCTGGGACATGCGCATATCAAAGAGAACCGAATTGCCTTGGGCGCCTGGCGTAGCCCACACTGTCAACTTCTTACTGAAGTCCCGGTGCCAAGAATCGATCAGCGCCCGCCAGTAAAGCGTCTCGTCCTGATCGTCTGTAGCCGGCGAAGGATCAACGCCGAACCACTCAACCCGGTAGAGGTCGAATGAACGACGAACAACCCCGTCAACCTGATCCCGTGGCGCTAGCCATCCCTTGCCGCGGTCGCCGTGAGGTTTCTGCCACACGCCAAGCTGGAAAACCGCACCGTCAGACAGCCGGCAGCCAACTAGCCCAGTGGCATCCTCGGATTTCGAGCAATCAAGGAACATGACGATTTGATCGCCCGGCTCAAGCTTCAACGACGAGTCAGCTAAAGCGTCGAACTTGCGGGGATCCACCCAAGCGTCCTCCGCCGCGGCCAAACCGTTCAGGTAGAACCTGATCGAGTCGCCAGGAGACGTGCGCGGGTCAAGGACCTCATCCACAAGCCGCTCAAGGTCAGCCCACGGCGCATCGGAATAAGCGGCCCTCAACGCAGCCGCCAACTCGTCCTCGACGTGGAGCCGCGTAGCAGGATCCGCCTCAATCGAGTCATACAAGATGTCCCGACGCAGCGCATGCCCGGAAACCTGAGCCTGCCACGCATTGAACGTCCGCTCTGCCACAGAATCAGTACCCATGCGATGTGCGTTCGTCAGCTCACACAAGCGAGCCTGCAGAGCCGCTGGCGACTTACCAACATTTCGCCTAGCAACCTCAGCGATCCGGTGCCCACCCGACGACTCCGTCATGTGGTGCGACTCGTTAAGCGCGATAAACGTAGCAGGATCACCCTCAGACGACTTCTCCGAAGCGGTCAACACCTCAAGGCGCCCGCCATCCTTCAAGATCGTCCGCGTCTCGCCCGGATCAATCTGGAAATAATCACGCGCCTCACGACCAAGCAACCCGTTAGCGATACGCAACATGTCCTTGGACTGTGCCTCAGAGTTCGAAGCGATCTGCACCAGCGGCATCGTATGACGCATGCCCTCATAAAGGCCGGTGTCATCGTTCAACACAAGCTGAGAGCGGCCAATAAGCTCGATGTCACACAAGGCGGCCCCGAAAGGGTCCTTGCCCGTGCCCTTAGCCCCACGTTTCACGCCCGACCGATACAGCCACCGACCTCGAGCATCAAACGCGTACCAAAGTATGAGGAACCGCTTCTGCCCAGCCGTGAAGCGCCACGGCTTGCCCGTCAGGTAGTCAGTCAGCCCCGGCTCATCCGTCCGCCACTCAGCCCAGTCGATAAGATCGGGCCCCAAAGACGAAGCGATCAGCAGATCCTTCTTCCGGGGATCCAAGGGCCAAGGAATCGTCAACCAAGCGCCGGTAACAGGGTCAATGCGGTACCCAGGAAGAACCTCAGAGGTCGCGGTAGTCCGCAATGTTAGCAACCCCCGCAGACTCAGCAGGCACAACAGAATCCACATACCGGATCCGAAGATCCCGTCGGAACTCCACCGTCGTGCCCATCACCTTCTCCCTATTCCGCAGCTCAGTAGCCGCGGAAGACACGCCACAGAACGCAGCATCCGCGACAGTCGCCGTAGTCAACGCGAACATCCAGTCAGACCGAGTCCACAACACGCAATGAGGCATCGTGGTGACTGTCTCCCACCACTGCAGGGTCAACGGCTGCAAAGCAACCTGCGACTGCCCGTCACGGGTCAGCACCGTCCGCTGTGAGGGCAGCTCAGGAACATCGCCGGAATACGGAGTGTTCGGAACCTCTGTCCAGTCCGCGGAAGGCTTCACCCGATGCCTGGTCTGCCCAGAAGCAGCCGGCTTACGCCCAGTAACAGCCATGTGGTTCCTCCTTCGCGCGCGTGAGAAAGGTTTGAGTTTTATACAGGCTGGCAGGCCCTATGCCGCTAGATAGCGCTTCACCCGGGGGAGGGGGTGTGGGGGCCTACCTAAGTCCAGGGTGTTGCTCTGGCCCACGTTTGCGGGAATATTTGTTCCGCGCGTCCGCTGCTTCGGACAGTGTTTTTTTGTGGTGGTGTGGCGCGCATAACCATTGGAGGTTGCTGAGGCTGTGATCGTCGTTGTTGACGATGTGGTCGCACTCGGCGCCTGGTTCTTGGCATCTAATTGCACCTGTGAGCCATTGGCATTGACCGTTTGCTCTGGCTTTTACTGCTTGCCTGCGCTTCCGCCAGTCGCTGGGTAGGCGTGCAGCCCTGTTCGTTTTCCAAACCACAGCGAAATCACCGCCCCTATTAATTCTTTGCTGGTGCGCTTATGCTTTGTTGTTGGCGTCTATGTTGGGGGTTTGTTGTGAAGCGTTTGGGTGTGGCTGTTGTGGGTATGTTCTTGTTGTCGGGGTGTGCGCCGGAGTCTGAGGCTGGTGGCCCGGTGGTGATTGATTCGGCGCCGCCTAGTGTGGCCCCTTCGTCTTCCCCTGTGGCTCCTGTTGTGACTGGGCCGGGGGATTATGAGTGGCAGGCTTTGGGTGCGTCTGGTGTGGTGTCGTTGCCTGGCGCGGCTGATCAGCAGATCACCGATGCGGCTGCCCTTGTCGACGTTGAAGGGTTGACCTTCGCGACAATGGAGTTGGACAACCGCAATGGCGAGGCCGATCTACTGCCTCTCGAGGTGAACGCTTACACGGTTGATGGTGTTGAGGTTCAGTTCATGTCGGCTGAGATGTTTTTGAAGGGCCTGAACGTTGATGCGCTTGAGACTGAGCAGTACAACGAGATGATTGATTTGACGAACTCTTTGAATGAGCCGGTCTCTGTTGGCGAGTCGCGCACTGTCACGTTTGTGTCTGAGACGCCGTTGCCTGATGACATTGTGCGTGTTGCTGTGACCCCTGATTCGTATGCTGAGCCTGTTGAGGCGAGCTTCAAGGGTTAGCGACGGGACTTGAAGAAGTCTGAGTCGAAGCCCTTGCCGAAGTCTGCGGTGATGTCCTTGGATGTCTTACGGAATACAGCGAATCCGATGATCGCTACTGCTGCCCAGATGAGCGCGAGGGCGATGATGATGCCGCCAATAAGCAGGATGATGCTGGTGATGTCCATAGTGGTATCTCCCGTGGTGGGTGGAGTGGTTAGGCTGCGGTCTGTACTTGAGCTTTCACGACATACTCGCCGGCGCTGAGGTTAGCTACTGCTAGCTCTTGTTCGTGGAGCATGGCGTCGAGGTGTGTGTTGCGGAGGTAGATGGCGTACTCAGCCAGGTCTCTGCGCGCTTCGGGGTGTAGTTCGGGGGTGTCTTCGCGGATTTCTAGCATGAGTAGGTAGAACCCGCGGTCGGTGTAGCTGCCTAACTTGGCGCCGAGTTTGTCTTCGCAGCGTGGGTCGCCGTCGTGGTTGGGGTTGCCGTCCGCGCTGTGGGTCCGGTATGCCTTCACCAAGCGGCGTTTGAGGTCGGGGTATGTCATGCGCCTAGCTACTTCGTTGAGTGTGGCCATGTTTCCCCCGTGTAGAGCGGTGTGGCTGCTAGGTCGTGTACCCATGTGGGTGTGGTCTTGCCTTGTTTGCGGTCGGTTGTGATGCGCAACCGTGCCGCCCTGACTCGTACGCGCCACATGCTGCCCCCAACGATTAGTACCCTTGCAAGGATTCGAACCTTGCCCGTATGAGATCGCTCAGATGAAGATCGCCAGCACGTCTACCGGGAGCGCCGCATCAGCCTATGTCACGATTTCCGTTGCCCCAACCTGGGAGGGTGAGTAGTTGCCCTGTTCTTTTTGCTGCCGCTGAACGTGGGCGGTAAGTTGCGGCGTTTTCTCCCAATGTGGTGGTTCTCGATAGCTCGGTCCCCGCACAATACTTGTGCTGAATGGACGGCCAGGAACCCCGGAGGAGAAGTAGTGGGTGCCCGGTGATTTACGTCTATACGGGCGTAGACGAGTTAGGGGGCCGGCGCTTCCCAGCGAGCGGCAACACGCTTAACCCTGCGCGGGAGATGCGGCCTCCTCAGGTCCGTACCTTGGCGTCTCTCACCCGCCCTATTTCACCCCGAACGGCATAAGGTAGCGACTCTCTGCCAGGAGCAAATCAATCGTCATCGGGGGCCGGGTAGTTGGAGCTAAGCGCCCTTGCCCTGACCTCACCGAGAGTGTGCTTATGGGTGCTGATGATGTTGAGTAGGTGCTCAACCTGCGCCATATTCGCCCCATGAAGCTCCCAATTAGCACCACAAGCGCACCAATGCTCGAACTCCATGGCGGACTCCTAACGGGCGGCTCTGGTCCTTGTCGCATCGACGAGCTTCTGCGTGCCGCGGACCCAACCCTTGCAGTTCTTGCACGAGTAGAGCCGGTACTGAGTGACGTTCGTCGAATGATGCCCATCGCGGACGAGCTTCGTGGATCCGCAGTATGGGCATGAATGCTCATCGGAAGTGAACATGCCAAGATGCGGGGCGTTCGTCAGCCAAGGCAGAAGCCGCAGGTACGCCTTCTCCGTGACCCGGATGTCGCCACGGTTGTAGCGTTCCATCTTCTTCCAGGCTTTAGCCTCACCAGCGATGCAAGCAAGCCACAGACTGAAGCCTTCATGCTTGACCTTCGCCCCAACACCAGTGCGCTGCACCAGGTAGTCGAGCTTCCGCGAGGGGAGGTCGAAGCGCTGCTTGTTCGTCTTCATCAGGTCGATACTCTTGTACGGCTTAGGGGGCGCCATCCCAGCAAGCAGGAACTCATTGTTGAGGCGTTTGAAGTCGTACCGGTCACCGTTATACGTGATCGCGTAATCGGCTTCGGAGAGCAGATGGTGGGCGGCCTCAATCATGGCCTGCTTGCCGTCCTTATGCTCACTGAAGAACATGGTTTCGCTGTCCGGCCGGCCCAACCACTTAGCTGCGAAGCAGATCATCCCGCCGTGGTCGACGATGAAGTCGGTGCCTATGTTCTGGTCCCAGAGCCCCCATGTGTAAGCCAGGAGCGGCTTCGACTCAATATCAATGACGAGAGCCCGTACGTTCTTCGCCTCGGGTGCGAGACGCTGTGCCAAGGCCCCCACTATGCGATCCTCTTGCATGCACATTTGCCGTTGCGGTGGGCTTTGACGGTGGTGATGCCAACGGGTTCGTAGTGTTCGACGGTGGCTTCCCAAATGTCGGTGTGCGGGATGGATGCGTCGTTGACGGCTTCGAGGTCCTCAGTGTCGGCGTGGCGGTCGAGGATCCGCCCGAAAGCGCACCTGCCCGTTTTCGACTCAGTGTTCAGTGCGATAGAACCCATCACGCCACCGCCCGATCCGCGTCGTTGTGGCTGAATAGTTCGAGTCGCTTAGCCACGACCACTGATTCAGCTTCGGGGACAGTGTCGTATCGTCCGAGGTATAGGGACTTGCCGTGGTGCTTAACTTGCGCTTCCCATTTCTGGTAGCGCGCGGCCCAATGGACACCGCGAACGCCGGACACGTTTCCGGTGTTCGCTGCCGCGCGGTGTTCCATGTTCTGCTTGTGAGTGGCCTCGCGCAGGTGTTCAGGGTTGACGCAAAGCGTGTTGTGGCACGTGTGGTCGATGTCCATTCCGGCGGGATCTGCGCCGTTGGCGAGGAAGTATGACATGCGGTGCGCCTTGACCATGATCGTTCTGCCGTCGCGCCAAAGACCAACCACGCCGTATCCGGTGCTTGTCTTTGATGCGGTCCAAGTCCAGCACCCGCCAGCCTTGTCGACTTTCGCCCAGAACCGCTCGATATCTACTGTGCGCAGGGTTGGTATCGCCACGTCTTCTTCCTCCCATTAAGCGAAGGGCCCCACCTGGGAGAGGTGGAGCCCTTCTGGCCCGCGGGATCAGTCGCGGGATTCTATTTACTTATGAGTGCTGGCCGACTCGGCCGGAACTGAGTCAACAGCCTGTGTAGCAGCGCGAACAGACCACAGGGGCGCCGGCCAGCACATCTGATACGAAAGGCCCCCATCTCTGGGAGCCTTCCGAAGTGTTGTGGGCGCGTTCGTCCCAATTGCTAATAGCTTAGCACTTTTTGTGCAAGAAAAGTACGGTAAAAGCGTAACCACTGGTAACGGTTAGGTAACGATGCCCATGTGTTCTGCTAGTGCTTGGTAGTCGGTTGGCGGCCATGTTGCGTTGCAGGCGCGGCAGGCGGCTTCATCCTTGGTGACGGTGAGTGCGGCGGTTTTGGTTGGTTCGCCGTCGACTTGCCGGATCACAAACCGTTCCTGGCAGTTGGGGCAGGGGTGGTTGATTTCCCAGCGTCTCGGCGGGTTGAGGAGTTCATTGATCTGCTCAATCCATTTGTCGGTTTGGGCTAGGCACTTCTCGACCTCGTGCGGGAACTGCTGAGCCGCGTTCGCCCATGCCCGAATGTTGCGCTCGGGGCCATCGTAGATGCCCATACGCAGACGAATACTCTCGCCCTCGGCAGCAATGGTGATCTCATTCAAGAGGCTCCACATGCCGACTGCGATGGGTGAGCGTGCGTTCTGCGCTGACCCGCCACTCCCCCCAGACTGACCGCCGGCCGCCGACTCACGCAACTGAGCGATCAGGCCGGGGACCATGCCCGTGTTCCGTTCAATGATGGCTTGCCCGTCCACACTGTAAGCCGTCTCCGCACTATCCATGTGCGTTTCGCAGAGTTCGTCGACGTTCAACCGGAGCGACGTAACAAGGTCCGTAATCAAGCGGCTTCCTCCAGGTCCTTCGCGGGTACACGGTCGAGGAGGTTGCAGAGGATTTCGATGAGCCACCCTTCCTCAGATTCTTGGCCGATAGCACGCGCCTGATCAGTGTCCATTGGTGCCCCCTGATGCGCCGATGATGTTTGCTTTCAGGAGTTCGAGTGCCTGCGCTGGCGTGAACCCGGCTTCGATGTAGCTGGTGTAGACCTCGTGTGCGGCTACTGCGGCGGTTCGCATGTCGTTAATCATCATCGTCGTCTCCTAGTTCGTTGTGGGGGCAGCAGTCGTGGTCGAGGATGCGGACCAGAATTGTGCCGACCGCCCCAAGAATGAAAAACCGAGCAACATCCAAAACCAACGAGATCTCTTCTTTGAGTCGTGTCATTTGGCACCCTTTTCGGTTTGCGTTTCGTTTATCAGCCGGTGCACGGGATCCAACCGCCACCCGAGTTGTGTGAGGATTCGGGCCGCTTTCGGGGTGATGCTGATACCACCAGCGCGGCCCTCGAACCCAATCAGATCGATGTAATTCGAGGACTCAGGCTCAGCATTCATGCCGCCTCCTCATCCGCGACCAGTGTGAGAACGGGCCTGGTTCGCATGTCGATCTCGAACCCGGCACACCCATACGGGGAGCACCTGTAATCCCACGCTTTCGGCTCCACACACTCACACATCAGAGGACCGCGCATACGGGTTGAGGTGTTCCCGCACATTCACAAGATGCACCTGCAACACCTCAGCCAGCGTCCCAATCCGCGCATCAAGGGCTGTGTCACGGATGCCCTCACGCTTACACCGCTGCAACGCTGCGAGGTTGAGGAACACCTGCGCCCGGGTTGCGTCCAACGACTCGCTCATGCTGCACGCCCCTCAGCCAAAGCCAACGCGAGCTCCAAGTATTCAGCTTGAACATCCGCCGGCCGCAACTCAAACGGGGTCTGCGCGTTCAGGTCCAACTGGCGATACAGGTCTTCCGCTTCGTAGTTCAAGGTGTCCCCCTAAAGTGGTTGTTCGCTACCCCTTGATTCTACTCCGATGTGCGCAAGATTACTACGGTAAACGCGAAGTATTCCCTTGTTTCAGCAGGGCAATCAGGTCGCCCAAAGTCATGAGGACGTACTGGTCTTCGGGGGCCCTGGTTCCGCGGCGTTTAGCGACCACTACCCCGAGGAGAGCCCCATCGTTCTCCGCTTCGACGGCCGCTTCCCGCAACCAGGTGGACGGCTCGAGACGCCCTCCGTAGTCCTTCGCCTCCACCACCACCCGATGCTCCCCAAGATGCACGCCGCCCACATCGCCAGTGTCCTTCGCCCCCGTCTTCACCCGACGATCCGCAAACCGGAAACCACCAGCCACGAACGCGTCAGCTACCAAGCGTTCGAACGATGCGCCGGCTGCCTTCGCGGAGGCTCGAGAGCGGGTCACAGTTGGCCCTGATGTAAAGCAATACACGCGTCGACCTCAGCCTCGTAGCGCGTACGCCTGATGGGCGCATTTTCAAAATTGCCGCGATACCCTTGGATGCCATTCGGGTTGAACTTGCCCAGTGCTCTAGCAAGATCGGAAGGATGCGTCCACCCGCAAGAGGAATGCTTTTGTGACTTATTAGCCAATTTGCGGTCCGCGCGTTTTGGCTCCGCTTCTGGGTCGAGCTGAGCAAGGGCTTGGTCTAAAAAGTCCTGGAATGCCTTCCGGCTAGGAACGCTCATGCTTCCTCCTTGTCCGGCGTGCTGTTGCAGTCGTCGCAGGTGCAGAGGCTGCGGGGGATAGTGCGGCGCGCAAATGGTTCGTCATCTGAGGGGTCCCAGCTCATGCTGCGCTCCTAAGTTCGTTGATCATGTCGATGCTGTCGAGGTGGTTCATTAGCTGCCCGCCAATGAAACGGGTATATGCCGGCGGGATGGCCTCGGCGATGCTCTTGCGGTTGTTGGTCCACGGCATGCCCATGGCCTCCTGCCACTGAGCGATGCTGCCCTTGCCCCCACCCTCGCCATAGACCGCGAAGTACGGGCCGTCGAACCATTCGCCATGACGGTAGCCGGCGACCCGCCCGCGATGAGGCTTATGCGCCAGCGGCAGTGCGCCCCACCCGTCGAGCTCGAAATACCGGTGACGCAAGACCCCAAGCCCGAACATTTCCCCGCAGAGGGTTAGATCCCGGCGGAGGTCAGAACCTTGCACGTTCTCGATGATCGTGGGCACGTCATGGAGCTTCAGGAGTGCCCTAGTTGCGGGGATGAGGTTGAGGTATTCCTTGCCTTTGTTGGTGCCTTTGGTGAGGGCGCTCGAGGCTTGGCAGGGAGGTGATGCGTGGATCGCGTCGTATTCGTGGCCGTGCGCTGCGAGGTAGGAGATAGCGTCGCCCTGGATGAAGGTTGCGGGGTAGTCGGGTTGCGGGTTGATGTCGACGCCGGTGACTTCGAAGCCGGCGTCCATGTAGCCTTTGCCAGCACCGCCGGCGCCGCAGAACAGGTCGAGTAGTTTTTTCATGCTGCGTTCCTTCGTTCGGTGTTGGCTTGGCGTTCGGCGTTCCCTTGGGTGCGGCCTTGTTGGTAGAGGATGTCCCAGCGTTCGGGGTTCCTAGCCCGGTAGCTGAGGGGGTGGCGTGGTTCGCGGGGTTTCGCTTCGATGGCGTGTCCGCGGGCCTCTGAGCGGTCGGTTTCTTGGATGATGATGCGCCGGATGGTCGGTGCATCAATGACCGGACGGTTGGCGGGGTCGGAGTAGCGCTCGTAGAACACCTGGATCGCGGCCTGGCACTGAATGTTTTCGAAGCCGCTGAGTACCCGATGCCAGAGATCCCGGGTGGGAAGGTTCGCCTGCACCCTCGCGTCGATGGCGTTGGCGTAGGTGATTACGTCGCCTGTTTCCTGCTCGTTCATGCGCCGATGACCTTCCTGCTGAATACGTCTTCGGGGATGATCGTTGGCGTCCATTGCCGGGATGCGATTAGGTTGTCGCGCATTCTTTGCTCGGATGTGGTGAGCGGTCGTTCCTGGCTGATCTCGTCTTCCCACCGGCCGGCGTTGAGCCAGGTTGCGGGGAGCGCGATGAACTGGCGCTCCTTGGCTGCGGTTGCTTGGGCGTAGTTGGCTGCTGCTTCGATGAGTGTTTCGAAGGGGACTGTTTTGCGGGCTTTGATGAATGCTTTGCGGGCTGCGGTCTTGGCTTCCTTTTTCGGGTAGACGGCGTACCAGCGGTCGAACTCGTCCGACTTGTCGGACAAGGGGGTTGGTTCCTCTGCTCCCCTGTTCCCCTGTTCCCCTGTTCCAGTCGCTGGACTCTCGCGAGACTGTCGCGAGAGTGTCGCATTTTGGGGTTCGGTTTGTGCATCGTCGCAGGTGGGGAGGGGGTAGCGCTCTTTGTTGGGCTTGTCGATGCGCTGGTGCTTGGACCAGTTGGTGATGTGCAGGTATTTCTTGCCGTCGACTGTGTACCGGCTGATTCGGCCTGCTTCGAAAAGGTTCTGCAACCCTCGCGAGACTCTCGCGAATGTCTCGCTACTTTCCCGCTCTAGGTCGCCGGCGAAGAGGTCCGCGGTGATGGATGCGAGGCGGTCCATGCCTACGCCGTTGTCGTCTACGTAGGACCAGAGGCCGATGAAGATGAGGCGGTCGTCCCAGTCGAGGGTGGTGATGTCTTCTGAGCGCCAGAATTCTGGTTTGATGCTGCGGATCCTCATTTGTCACCTCGTGCGTTGACGATGGTGTTGTAGGCGGTCATGTGGCTGCAGCCGATGAGTTCGGCGATTTGCCGGCTGTGTTTGCCTTGCTGGTGGAGGTGGAGGATGAGTTGTGTGCGGGTGGCGAGGTATTCGGCTTCTTTTTGTTCGCGTTCGATTCGGAGTTGCGCGAGTTCTTGGAGTGGATTAATATCAATTTCAGAGACCATGATTGGTAAGAGACCCGATCTGTTCTGAACCCCTGGCCGTTGGAGCGGTTGGGGGTTCTTCTTTTGTGCGGTACATCCAGTATACCGGGGTAAGCGCAATAAACTGTCGGTAAAAGTGAAGCGGTAGGTAACGATAATATAACGTCACCTACCGCTTCACCCGTGGTGCTGTACTATGCGGCGACCTTCCCGTAGCCGCGTCCCTGACTGGCGTAGTAGGCGTCCTCCTCAGCCAGGAACTCAGCCATCCTCTGCCGGCCTATCCCGCGGGGCTGCGGGTGTTCCCGCTGGATCTTCTTCAGGAGCCTGTTGCCGTCCGCGATCACCTGTTCTGGTGTGCGCGCCGGCGTGAGCTGCTGTAGCCGGTTGTACTTCCGGTTCCGCACCCGCTGGAGATTCTCGACCCGCTTGAGGTACTGGATGCGGTCCTCAAGGCGGGTTTCAACGTCTTTGAGGGCCCGGATGTGGGCTTCGGCTGAGAGCACTTGGCCGCGCGCCGTGGTCTGCGTTGCCCCGTACTTGTAAGCCATCAGGCCACCTGGCTCTCTCCGAAGTGGAAGTTGATGAGGTGTGGGTTGAATCCGGACCAGTGGACGGGTTCGGTTCCTGTCTCGACTACGACGACGGGGGCTTGCATGTGGCCTAGTGACCGCACGTAGTTGAGGGCTGTCGTGTCGGTGCCGATGTCGACCACTGTGTAGGTGACATCTTTCTTGTCGAGGCTGCGGAAGGTTGCGTCGCACTGAACGCACGGCTTCTTGCTGTACACGGTCACTGCTGGGTGTGTCATGTGCGTGTTCTCCTGCTGATTTCGCGGTCGATGTACCAGGCGGCTTTGCGTAGGTCTTCGATGGCGTCTTGTTTGAGGTCGCACCGCCAGATGTACTTGAGTGCGTTGCCAAGATTGAAGCCCATGTGTTCGGTGATGGTGATGCACTCGATGCCGCTGGGATGGCTCGCATAGTGGGCGGGGTGGTTGACGTGGTCTGTCATGCTGCTTCCTCCTCGACCCATCCGAGGCGGTGTGCGTCGGGTTTGCAGTCGACGCAGTAGTCGTTTTGGTGGGATCCGCCTTTTTTGCGGTAGATGCCGCAGCGTTTGCATTGGTAGTGCTGTGGCCGGTTTTCGCGGTATGGGAGGGAGCGTCCTGTGAGCGTCCTTGTCATCAGAAGGGGACTTCGCTCTGGCTGCCGTTGCCCCAGCCCTGCGCCTGGCCTTGTGCTGCGCCCCACGGGTCACTGGCGGGCTGCTGGGCGGCCTGTCGCGGCTGCCGCGGGCGCTGACCCCCCTGTGACTGCTGGGCCTTCTCAAGCTTGCGTACGGTGCGTGCGTTCAGGACCGGCTTGGACTTCTTCTCGCCGTCCTTCTCCCACGACTGGGTTTCGAGGCGTCCCTGAACGTACACCTGGTCTCCCTTGTTGAGGGTTTCGGCGAGGCGTTCGGCTGCCTGCTCCCAAACCTGCGCGTCCACGTAGAACGTCTTGGTGGTCTCCCATGAGCTGGTCTGCTCGTTGTACTTGGAGTCGTTGAACGCGAGCCGGATGTTGAGGATCGCCGTGCCTGAGTTGGTGAAGCGGAGTTCGGGATCTGCGGTGATGCCGGCGATGTCGTTAATTGTTGGGATAGCCATGGTGGTTAGTGTCCTTTTCGGTATGGGGTGAGGTCTGCGGTCCAGTGCCAGCCGCCGTGATCGCAGCTGTAATACCTCACGGGATTGTGGTTGCCGTTGTGGTTAGCGATTTGGCGGCGGAGTTGTTTGGCTGCGTCTCGGGTGGGCGCGTAAACCTTCCCGCAGTCGCAGCGCATCGTGGAGGTTGCTTGCCGGTACTCGGCAAGACCCTGACTCATGCGACTGCCTCGGTGGTTGCGGCTGCCCGGATGCGCTCGAGGAGTTCGGGTGACTGGCCTGCCTGCTGCGCTTCGGACCAGAGCGCTTTGAGTGCGTCGACGTTGCCTGTGCGGCTGTCGATCTCCAAGCCCCAGTCGCGGGGTGCGGCTTCGGCTAGCGGCTGAACGGTGAAGCCTTTCCGCTTGCCCCGTGTTGCGGTGAGTGCGACGGTGAGCGGCTTGTCCAGGTGGGACAGGTGGCTGATCTCAATGCCACCGACCTTGTCCCTGCCGAATGTGATTTCGGGGTTGCGGTAGAGGGTGAGGCGCCGGCCAGCGTATGCGGAAGTCTTAGGGCCCCATGCGGCGACCATGATCCGGCGCATCGACTTCGAGGGGCGGTAAGCCCGGCCCGGGAACTCAACAAGGTGAACATCGACGGGCTGCTCGGTGCCGCCCTTGATGATGACTTCACTAACGGTCACTGTTACGGGCCCGGTCATCAGGTCGTCAGCGTTGATCTGGTCACTCTTGGGGGCGATTGTCTCGGTCATGTCCATGTCAGGCCACCATTCCTTCGTAGTCTTCTTCTGCTTGTCGTTCGGCCCAGAGTGGGAGGTGCACGGGTTCGGCGACTGGGTAGCCGGGCCAGTGATCGTTGGTGGTGCATTCGTTGTAGAGGCGGATCGCTTTGTCGTTGGCGAACCGGCCCAGCTCGACGGCGTACGGGTCGAGCTCAACCACGTTCACGAGGTACGGAGGAGCTTTCTCGACGAGGACGAACACGAACTTCGCGTCGAACCCGTGCGCTTTCAGGCCGTCCTCGTACCAGGCTTGCTGCTGGTGGTATCCGTAGTCGGCGACGGACTTGGAGAATTTTTCGGGGTCGGCGCTGATGGTGGTTTTGAGGTCGACGATGAGCGGGCCGAGGGCGCTGTCAGGGTTGAACTTGTCGGGGCGGGCTTTGAGGAGTGTCCCGGTTTCGTGGTGCCAGTAGACGGACTGTTCAGCTTTGCCGCCCTGCAGGATGGTGCGCGCCCGGTCGTGTGCGAGGACTGATGCGTGCATGGCTTCCACCGCCCGCAGATCCTTCGACAGCAGCGGAACCAGGCCAGCCGCTCGAGCCTCCGATTTGGCTTCCTTCGCGGCCTTCGTCAACCAGTTCGGTGCGTCGACTTCCAGGATGCCGGTGTAGTCGTTCTCGAGGATGACGCTGTGTGCGGCCGTCCCCATGTCGAAAGCATCCGAGTAGGTCGGGTGCGTCTGCTGGTGCCGGAAATGTGCGGGGGTCTTGCTGGTGAGGGTTCGGGCGCCGCTGGATGAGAAGCCGGGGCCTCGGTGGTAGTCCTCGCTGCTGATGCCGTGGAAGATGCCCGGCTCAGGGGCGTTCATGCTGCGACCGCCTTGAGTGTGGGTTCGAGGACGAGGGTTTCCATGTCGCGGTCGGTGATGATGGTGGACCGGGTTTCGAGGAGGACCTGGTTGAAGGACTCGGTGAGGGTGCGGAGTCGCTTGGCCCGGTATGCATCATCCATTTCGGGGGTGTAGCGGGGGGCTTCGAACTCTTCGGCCATCTGCCAGTGGGTTGCGTTTTCTACGTCGAGGAACGCTTTATAGGCTTCGACCAACTCATCGAACTCACTGCCGCTGACGTGGGAGTGGAGGTGGCCTTCGAGCTGCTTGACGAGGTACGCGTATTCGCGTCCGGCCGGCCACTGGTAGATCGCCGCGATGACGGCTTCGTGGATGGCGGTGACTGCTTCTTCGCGGTCGGGTGGCGTGTAGGTGATGTTCATGGTGAGACCCCTAGATGATGTGTGAGCTGGCCGTGTATGCGGCGGCCATGGTGGCGAAGAATGCTGTGGTTGCGAGGAACTGTGCGGCGTTGGAGCGCCAATTGCTACGGTGTGGTCGTGTCATACTGGTGTTGCTCCCAACGTGGTTGTTCGCGGAGTATGGAAGGCCCTCACCCTTGTGGTGGGGGCTTTTCTTATGCCCTTGTGGTGCGGCGTCGGCGTTTGGGCGGTTCGGGTTCTTGGTGGCCGAGTTCCTGTATGCGGGCGATGTGTTCGGGTGTGAACCTTGTGGTGTTTTTGTCGCGGTAGTGGGGCCACGTTTTGGTGTTGACCCGGTCGCGTATCTTGTCTTCGCCGATCTGCATGAGTTCCGCGAGCTGCGCCACCGTGAGCCACTTTGCGAAAGGCTCGGCGCCGGCGCTCACTGCTCGCCCCATACCCGGAAGCGTCCGGGGAAGCAGTCGCCATCATCGGTTTTGCACACGGCACACCGGATGCTCGGGTTGGGCTCGTAATAGGAAGGCTCGGAATCCCCGGACACGATGAACCGGAAGTCACGGACCTTGCGGCAGTTGAAGCACCAGCGGGGTTCGCCATCGACTTTGTCCACGAGCACCTCCCACTTGCCGCCTCCGCAAATCACCGTGTCTTCTCCTACGAAGGTGCAACTCATGGTGTGTTCCTTAGTCCGTCGAGGTTGTCGAGTCGTGAGTAGGTGGGGTTCGGGTCGGTCTGGATGAGTGCGAGGCGGGCCCTGGATGTGAGTTCCCACGCGACGGTGATCAGATCAACCGGGTTCACGCCGCCACCTGCGCTGCGAGTGCGTGGTGCGTGTACAGTTCGCGCCGTTTCGCTTCGACAACCTCAGCGGCTTCGGCGATGGTCTCGTACGACCCGAGGTACATGCGCTCCCCGTTGTGGCAGAGGCCAGCGACGTATTTCTTGCCGCTGTTGTTGAGGCTGACTCCCCGGACTCCAGTGGCGTTCCCCTTGTTAGCGCCGGCGCGGTTCTCCATGTTCTGCTTCATGGTCGCCAGGCGAAGGTGCGAGGGGTTCACGCATGCCCGGTTGTGGCAAGCGTGGTCAACGAACAAGCCCTCGGGGATGGGGCCATGCGCCAGTTCGTAGGAGACGCGGTGGGCCAGCGCTTTCTTACCTTCGAGGTGGATCCAGCCGTAGCCCGATTCGATGCGGCCAGCGGTCCAGTTCCAGCAGCCGGCAGACTTCTCGACCTTGGGCCAGAAGCGCTCGGCAACGGGGATGGCGGGTCGGCCCATCTTGGGACTCGTTTTGCTGGTCATGCTGCGACTCCTGTGAGTTCGAGTTCGGTCTGGTAAGAGAAGCGGATCTCGCGGGGGTCGACCTCGAGGGCGACTGCGAGCATCTTGATAGTGCGGTTCGTCATGGGCCGGTTGCCCTGCTCGCTGTTCGCGATGACGCTGCGGGAAAGCCCCGACTTGAGCGCCAGCTCTGACTGCCGCATCTCCCCCGGCAGACCCTTCCGGTAGTTGTACGTCTCGCGGAGGGTGGCCAGTAGTTTTCCTTCGCTAAGTGCGGGGGTCCAAGGCTTGTTGGGTGTTGCTGGTCTGCCGCCTTTGTTCTTGGTGTGCATGGTGTCTCCTGGTGTGGTTGTTCGCGTACTTCCACTCTACGAAACAAATATGCGGTTTGTCTACGGTGGAAACGAAATAACCTAGAACACCCTTCTACTTCCCCGTAGTTTCAAGGGTTTCGCGAGTACTGTTGTTTCAAATCCGGTGGGTTGTTTCACCTTTTCGCGTAGTTCCACTTCACTAGTCCTTCTAGTTGTTTCGTAGAAATTTCTGGAAGATTGGTGGCATGACACAGACGAAAGAAGTGAAGGCGCACCTCGGGAAGCTCATCGCCCGGGGCCTGAAGGCTCGCGGCATCTTGCAGAAGGACTTCGCGGATCAGCTGGATATGCACAAGCGGAACATCGCGTATTGGACGCAGGGCGAGTCGTGGCCGAGCCGGCCAGCTCAGCGGGTGATTGAGGAGACGCTGGGTTGGCAGCGCGGTTCGATCCAGGAGGGCATGTCGGCGGCTCTTAGTGGTACGCCGCTGTCGGACCTGAACGAGGCGTGGATGGCGGGTCAGCGTCCTGGTGAGGGTGGTCTGATGGAGGTGGTGCAGAACGCGGACCCGGTGGAGACGACGATGGCTTTGGTGCGCCGGCTGCAGGCTCAGCGTCGGGAGATGCAGGCGTTGAATGATCGGATCTCGGAGTTGGAGCAGTTGGTTGCGTCTGCCCGCGATTATGATCTGGCCGCCTCGAGCGACTTGTCTGGTGGTGGCATTCAGGCGGCTATGGATTCTGACAGTGTTGGTGAGGGCCCGCAGTAGCTTCCATACATTGACCAGAAGGGACACGGGGCGAGTTTTGGAGGACTCGCTGTAAAGCCTCCCCTAGTGTCACAGGGGTCACATAGGCTCCATCCCACAGTTCAAGCAGTTGAAGCTATGGGGGTGGCCTGGTTTGTATGATCCGTGGTTGGAGTTGGGGCGTATGCCGGGCGTGACAGTGTCGTTCGTCCGGTTGAATGGGCGCGTCGCATCACTGACGGATGGGCGGCGGATTTGGCTGGATCCGCGGCTGACCCAGGTGGAGCAGCGTTGCAACCTTGCGCACGAAATTGTGCATATCGAGAGGGGGCATGGGTCTGCGCAGGGGTGTGTGTCGGAGATGTCGGTTCGGGCGGAGACTGCGCGGAGGTTGGTGCCGATGATGCCTTTGGTGCAGGCGTCGTATTGGGCACGGAATGTGTGGGAGCTGGCTGACGAACTCCGCGTGACTCCTATGGTGGTGACGGATCGGTGGTTGACGTTGGGTCCGTGGGAGCGTGCGATCCTCCATCACCAACACCACGACCTCGTGGCCGCATAGTGTTGCGCGTTTACCGTAGTAATCCTGCGCTTACACCGGTAGAATAAGGGCATGAGCAACCACACCGAAACACTCGCCCTGATTAAAGAACGCGCCGACCCCGCTGATGTCCCCAAGCTCGTCTCCACGCTCGAAGCCGTGCTCGCAAGGTGTGATGCTAGAGACGAGTATCACGGCTACTCGGTAGATGCGTCGGTCAACGTCGATGACATCCGAGACCTGATCCGGGAGGCACTTAAAGGTCAGGAGGTGAGCGCATGAGTGAGCGGGAATTGACCAAGGACGAGATCAAGGCCGCAGAGAGGGCGGTAATCGACGCCATGATCAAAGACGGGCCAGACGGGCACATCGACGGGTACGAGGTCATCACTCGGGCCGCGCTGGAAGCTGTCGGCCACACCTATCCGGAGACAGGCACCTGA